ATATTGACCAATCCTATCGTACCGATAGCACAGGTATGTCGTGTGTCTATATGGATGAGATTCTTGAGGAAGATGGAGTTAAGAAACCTGTCTTTGGTGTGGATTTCATGCTTCATATAAATCCTCCTAATCCTCCGAGAAAAATCGCAATATATAAAATAAGAAACTTCGTAGTCTATCTAGCTACTCATCTTAACATGAAAATCGGCACAGTATCCTATGATATCTTCAACTCAGAAGAATCACGCCAGATTCTTGAAGAAATGGGATTCAATGTCAAATATCAATCCGTAGATAGAACTGATAAAGCCTATCTTGACACCATAGAACTCATGTATGAAGGTCGTCTTCGTATGTATGACCATCCTGTATTTCGTAGAGAGATATTCAATGTCATTCATTATCGAGACAAAAGGAAGGTCGATCACCCTGATGTATCTTCGGGCGGCGAAATAGGCAGTAAGGACCTCTCGGACTCGCTGGTGGGCGCGATCGAGCTAGGGCTTCAATATAAAATCAGTGAAGGCTCTCAAGACGGAAGAACTCTAAATGACTTCCTAACAGCGAATGAAACCAGATACCTATTTGAGCCTGATGCTATGTCAGTAGAAGAAATGGTCGATAGACAGATAGACGATATGATAGACGATATGGAAGCAGGACTTGAATCAGGAGGAATATCATTCTTTTAATTTCAATCATACTCTAAGGAGGAAATCAAATGGCATTATGGGATTCCCTAATAAGAAGAGGGTCTAAATCAAAATCCGAACAGGATTCTGTCATTGAAGACCTTCAGTTAGTCAAAGAACAGCAGGAGTTCACTCAATCTAAAATCAAAGAAGTACCAATAGATGAAGATAACTCAGGCTCAGACCTTCTCTATGGTACCATCGAATCAATTCAAGAAGCTGCTGTTACACCTCATTCACCTGAAGCTATCACAAGTCTTCTTAATTCCGATGGAATCAAGGCTGAACAAATCCTAGGTGAGCTTAAAGCTGATTATTCATCAGACGAGTTATGGCAGGAAAACGAAGAAATGGCTCGCGATTCTGTAATCGGCTCTGCAATCGAAGTCATGGTAGATGATGCTTGTCAGGTAGATGAGAAAACCAAGCTTATAGTCACAGTCGAGTCCGACGATGAAGGCTTAAAGAAATTCCTACAAGAATTCTTAGAGCGTAACGTCAATGTAGAAGAGCGTATCTGGACGTGGGGTCTAGAATATGTCAAACATGGAGACTTCAAGCTTCGTAGACGTGAGTATTACGTCGGAAACCCTGAGAATCGCATCAAGAATGTCTATTATGAAGACGTCACTCAACCCTATAAAGTCACTCGATATGAATATATGGGTAAAATCCTAGGCTATCGTGACGAAGAGTTTGACGAAAACAAAGTCACGTTCGAGAAACCGGACACCTTCGTTCATTTCGTGAGTTCTAAGCTATCTACCCGTGAGAAAGTCAAATTAAGAGTTCGTAACGAACTTACCAATAATACAGACGAAATCACTTGCTTTAAAGTCCGTGGTACATCTCTAGTCGATAATTCAAGATATATTTTCCGCATCGTGAATCTACTCGATAATATGCTAATCCTATCTCGTGTAGCACGTTCTACTCAGTATAATATCGTCAAAGTAGAAGTCGGAAACGCATCGGCAGCTAAAACCCAGCAAATTCTATCAGACGTTCGTCGTAGAATCGAAGGCTCTACTCGTCTAAAGAAAAATTCTGGTATGACGACTGACCCATCACCTATTCCAGTCAACTCTAATGTCTATATTCCCACAAGAGATGGCAAAGGTGATATCACAGTAGATTCAGTCAATGAAAATGTAGACGTTCATTCTATCACTGATATCGATTATTTCCGTGATAAAGAGTTCGCCACTTTGAAAGTACCCAAGGCATATGTAGGCTTTGATGAATCAGCTACTCTAGGTAGCTTTGGTAATACCTCATTCACAAAGCTAGATGCTAGATATGCACGTTCAGTAGCTAGAATCCAGACTGCACTTCGTTACGGTGTAGAGAATCTATGCAATAATTATCTAGCCTATCGTGGTCGTTTAGATGATATAGGCAAGTTCGATATTCGTATGCGTCCTCTATCTACTGCTGAAACTGCTGGACGTGTTGAGGAGCATATCACGAATATGCAGGCCTTTGATTCAATGTCCAACTTCCTAGAAACCTATGGTCAGTATATCGACAAAGCTAAGCTATTCAAATCAACTCTAAATCTAATCGGAATGTCACCTTCTGATATAGCATCTGAAGAATTTCTACAAATCCTAGACGAAATCGAAAAAGGCACCTACCAGCAGTCTAACCATCAGCAAGCTGAAGAGGAAGATGATGAAGGTGGTGGCAGTAAATGGTAAAGCCACCTTGTAAAAACTGCACAGAGCGTTCTATATCATGTCATTCTACCTGTGAAAAGTATTTATCCTATCGAGAGCAGCTTGATAAGCAGAAAGATTTAATACTTCAAGCAAGAGAAGCCCAATCTGATCTCTATAATTTCAAATCCAATGGAATTAAGAAAGTAATGAGAAGGAAGGGAATCAAATGACGGATGGACGATATGAGTGTTATGTCAAAGATTGTCCTATCAGGCATAATGTTACTCAGAGCGAAAACTTCTGTTTCCTTTCTAATTGCTCAGATAGAGAAATCAATCCTTGTTGGGAGGCGGAATCTGTGAAAGTTTTTCTAGGTGGTACTTGTGGTAATAGCACATGGAGAGACGAGCTAATACCAATACTCGAATCCTATCATATAGATTATTTCAATCCTGTTATCAAAGGCAGAGAACGGACAGAGCAAGACAAGCAACTCGAAATTCAATATCGTAGAACCTGTGATTATGTCTTATATATCATTACACCAGATATTCGCGGAGTATATTCTATAGCTGAAGTCATAGACGATTCAAATCGCAGACCTGACAAAACCTTATTCCTATATCTACCAGAAACCGAATTTAATAAATATCCTCTGGAAAACATGGTTCATTCACTAGAAGAAGTCGGTGAGATGGTTCAAAGAAATCGTGCTTACTGGTTCAAAACTTGGAACGCACTAGTAGCTTTCTTTGAACGTCATAAACCTATTAGGAAGGAGATAAATACCTAATGCTTATATTCCTAGATACAGAGTTCACAGAGCTATCACAGAAAGCACAGCTTATTTCTCTTGGCTTAATAGATGAGAACGGTTCAACATTCTATGCTGAGTTTGATGACTTCGATATCAATCAAGCATCAGATTTCGTAGTCCAGAATATTATTCCTAATCTAGACTTCTATGAACGCAAACCCTTCGTTAAGAAGCTGAATAATCATGACGTACGCGTCAATGGTTCTAAGGGGTATATCAAGGACTTTCTATTAGAATGGCTAAGTTATTATGATAATATCCAAATAGTGTCTGACGTGTGTCATTTTGATTTCGTGTTATTCCTAAATATATTCGACACCATAGATAATCTTCCAGAGAATATATCACTTAGCTGCCATGATATCAACCAGGATATTGCAAGATATTATCATATATCAGATAAAGAAGCCTTCGATAAATCAAGAGAATCTATGCTACCACCTAGTCTTCAAAATCAAGACAGTAAGCATAATTCCTTATATGATGCCACCGTAATCAAGTATATCTATAACCTAACCAATAGCTAATTCAGGAGGATAAATCACATGGATCTTTTAGAAGAGTTTCAGATAGCAGTCAAAGCCGGTGACCATGACCGTGCCGAGCGTATTCGTAAAGATATCCTATTAGAATCTCGTGATAAATCTATTGATGCTAATTTTCTAGCATCAATCAAAGGCAAGATTCTATATAAAAATATATCACGTATGATAAATAACCAGGAATTTACCAATCTAGAGTGTCTAAAAGTTATATCTTCACTAATCACTCATTGCATTATTGAGAGCAGTCAGACCGGAATCGAGCTTGAAGAATATCCTATTCATGAGTTATATATTCTATTAGGCAATCTAATCAATAAAACACCAGACTCTATCAAAAACTGCTATGATTTCATGATTGCCCGATATAGTGAATTCATGGAGAATTCTAATCATGATTAAAAGAACAGGCAATACCTTTCAAATCGACCTCGACGAATCTCTCAATAATCCTAAGCTCAAACCTTTCATAGACCAAGATACCTCAGTCTATGAACAGGAATTCATATCCGAATCTCAAGCATATCAATTCCGTCAAGATAAAAATAAACCACAGGAAATCATACCCATCAACGAAGCTACTCGTAAGGAAATCCTAAAAGAAGCAGAGTTCAAAAGAAAGCTTCGAGCTAAGAAACTCACTTGCAGATATTGCGGCGTAACCAGTGCTAGAGGTTGGATAAAGTTCCAGACCAATTCTCAATATACACCTGGAATCAAATATACTCAATATATTAAGCTTGCTGAAGCTAAAGATATGAAATATTTCAAAGAATTCAAGCCCAGAGAAATCATTCGTCTATTCTTGAATGGTGATTTACAAGTCTGGTGCAGCTGCCCCGACCACAAATATCGCCAGAAATACTTAGCTTGGAATCTAGGCTTCGGATTATTCAAAGAAACCAGATTTCCTAAGAAAACCAACCCTAATCTTGAAGGCGGAATCTGTAAGCACCTTATAGCTGTTCTAAATATTCTAATGATGAATCATATGGCAATCGAAAGAGATATGCTTAAAAGCAAATTCTTCAAACGCAAATCTCAGGACGAAGAATATATGAAAGAACTCAAAGCTAAGCAAGCAGAGAAGAAATCTAAGTCTAAATCAAAACCCTCATAGGGAGGTCAAATATCATGGACTATATTGAAGAGCTAGAAAGAAAAGAGCGTATCGAGAGAATCCTAGATAATCTAGACTATTGGGAAGCTAATCCAGATTATGCAGACGAGACAGTCTCAGCTTATTTCTGGGAGCTTGAAACCAAGTTCAAATATAGCGAAGAATACATCAGTAGCAAATATCCTAATCTTTGGTCAAGATTCAGTCCTGAAGCTGAGTATCTATAATCCTTAGCAGGAAGAAGTAGCTTAAGCATTATATATAATTATTAGCTTATCTAAATCTATTTAAGGAGGGATATAGATGGCAAGTCAGGTAGTCGAAATAGATATCTGGAATAGCTCATTCATTGAGACAGGCCTACCAAGCAATCCTGTTTCAGCTAAGGATATTAAGTTATCTAGAGCTGATAAAACCAGTTATAAAGATTTCATATCTGAAGTCAGCATAGCTAGTACTCAGATAGCACACCTAAAGCAATATTATCCTACAGCCAGCATATCTAATGACCATATCTCTATCGAGTTACCTTATGAACCTGAGACATCTAAGACCTATAAGTTCTTAGGTATGGATATTGATGAAGACTTCAATGCTATCATCAAGCTTCCTCAGGGTCATGTAGTCGTAGCACCTATGTTCGATAGAGAGGCAGCTTTAACACGTCTAAAGCAGTATGATAGACGGCGCTATGTAGAATCCTATGAACGATTCGTTAGGGACCTATCAAAAGAAGGCGCTAGAAAGTTTGCAACAGGAATCAAGACCGGCGTAGCTTTTGATATTCTATCGGCCAATACAGGCAGTGATTCCATTGACCCAGAAACTCTGAAACCTTTGTTCAGCATTCTTGACCCTTATATCACAGATGACTTCAGAGCAGAGTTCCAATCAGTAATTCTAAATCTAACTCATGAGCATAAAGCTAAGACCAGTCAAATTCTTGATTCTTCATCAAGAAATGATATCCTAATCTTCGTCGCTAAAGCTCTCATTGCTTACTGGTCTATAGACGTCAATGATAAATACCAATCTCTATATAGCTTTCTATCCGAAATTGACCTTTGGCAGGACCAGGTTAAGAAAGTCATAGGTGAATCTGAATTAACTTCACGTATGTCAAATTGCGTGAAGATTAAAGACCCTGTTACAGGTGACAGTTCATCAACCATATCTATTTCAGGTATCTCCAGAAATGGTTCTATGTCTGATGCAAATATCATTCGTTCAACCTCAGCTCGTGGTCTAATATCATTCATATCAGGTCTTGGAAGTCGTTATAACTCTGTCGATTATGATGATCTAAAAGACGTTCTACCTGGAATGGTAGACACCGATCAGGTCGGTGATGTGTTTGGAATGTCAGACGCTGAGTTACAGGCGATGGCAGCTATTGATTCACTTCAGTATGTAGATGAAGATGCTGCATTAAGTCTTGAATCCTATGATATGTCAGACCCTGAGCAAAGAGGTCTGTATGTCAAATCTGCTATCCGTTCCTATGAGAGAAATTTCAAAGAGTTCAAACCGTCTAATAATTATGATGTCACTGAATCTCTAGCGGATATGATCGAAAGAGGAGATATCATTTCAAGACCAGTAGTTCCTCAAGCTATTGCTACTGACGATACTGAAGCAGATACCGTCACAAGTTCTGCTGAAGAAGTTGATGTTTCAATCAATAAGGCAAAACTCCTAAAAATCATGAAAATGGTCTATAAATCTACTAACGCAATCCTGAAAGGATTTTAAGACCCTGTAATTGACTTTAAGTATATCCAATGATATAATCTAGTAGATATCTAATACTCTAAAGAGAAGAGGAATGAACTTGCAGAGAACAGAAGTAACCGTATCCGTCAACAATCTCATAGAAGATACCAAGAAATCCTTAAAATATCGCTGCTTTGGCTGTGAGTATGGAGTATTTGCATCACCTAAAGTTGCACGTGCTCTAAGCTATGAGCTTGTGACAGATGCTGATGCAAGATTCATAAATCTCTTTGGTCTTTCTGTAGATGTAGATTCTGGCGATATAGCATTAGGATATTTCCCTAATAGCGAGAGATATGTCAAAATATCTAATATCTACAGGATTCTCAGAGAAGCAATGTTCGGTTCTAGTGTCAGAGATATAAGACATTCCTATAAAAGAATCCAAGATGAAGATCTAAAATTCATCATTGAAGATTTCAAGATAAATCCGAAATACAGAGCCGAGCATTTTGAAGATATCATAGACCTTGTAAAAGATGCTGGAGCAGAGACCAAGTATAACTCAGTAATCCTAAATATCGTCTATGAGAAAACAAATTCAGATATTCCTTCTTATATGCAGAGCTTTGTTAATTCCTGTTCAGATGGAACATGGGTAAAGAATTTCATAAATTCTTGTATGAGCCTTGCATCTAATCTCGAATCTACTGCAAGAGATTTCTTCAATAACTTCATAGCTGAATCTTCTACTGAAGATATTCTAATGAGCAGTCACGAATCTTTAGTAGAATTATTAGACGCCAGAAAACCAAACCTTGAAAGCCTTATGCTTAAGTATCTTTCATATGATATGCCGATCGACTTTCTTCTAGGTCTAAAATCCTATGGCTTTGGAATCAAGCAACGCAAAGTAATCTTTCCAAGCTCAGGTCGTTTACCATTATCCACTCTAATCTCATCAGGAGAGCGTTTAAGCTCATTATCCTATGTAGAATCAGGTGCAATAGATGACGCTTTAATCAAGACCTATAATATCATGGACTTGCTTCGAGCTACAGGAATCGAATCAGAAATGCTCTTCTCTCTGGAAATATTAAAAGAGAAGAACACTTCGTTATATACAGGTATATCAAATCGTTTAAGTCTTGACGATATTCTGCTGGAGTGCAGAATGACAGATAAAGACTTCATAACCAATATCACAAGATATCAAGACAGATTCCTAGGTCTAATCGATAGAGGTTGTCTATACTCAAGAAACGTGAGTTTCAATCAATATCAATTCGTATCATTTAGCAGTCATATGATTGAAAGCTCTGGTAAAGTATTCCAGAAAGCTGTCAATCGTGTGTTGAAGAAATTCTAATAGAAGGGAGTGTATAGGATTGAGGTCTTATATTCTTTACAAAGATAAATCAGTAAAGGGATTCAAGAGGCTGGTCAATTCAGGTAATGGTATCTTTGGCAAGTACAGATCAATGGCATCATCTTATATCAGATATGCTGGTTCTGATCTCGACAAGAAGTTATCTCAGTATGACGCAGTTCTGAACCTAAATTCAATCACTCTTGAATCAGTATTTCCGACCAAGTATCGCTGGCTGATTTCAAATATTTCTCTGAGAAACTCATGGCAGTATCTGAAATCACTAGAAGATAGAATCACCGAGTTCAATAGTGACGAGTTGAAAGAGAACCTGAAAATCCTTGTAGGAGTTCTCTTCCTTAAATTTGTCCTATTAACCAAAATCATTGAGACATATCTCGAAGCTGCTACTACATTGAAGAACGCTGGTCATGATGTATCCAATCTGACTCTAGCAGATATCGGAATTGGCAAGCAGGTTCTGAAGTATTTCGATGATTTCGAGGAACTTGCTAACAAGAGCATTGACGACTGGCTTGCTTATAAACCTGACCCTGCAACAGTCAGATATTTTGGTTCCTCAATGAAACGAATCCTATCAATCATGCTTGGTGATGATTCCACATTCTAATAAGGGAGAGTTGTGAGAATGTATATCAATAAGCTGTTTCCGTTCCTTGCTGATGGGGATTTCATTAGGAACGTCGTTGAAAGAAAGCAGATTCAAGAAATCTACTGTCCTATCAAGTTCCCTGTAAAACCTAATGACCCTCAAGCTGAACCACTCAATCGTACAGTAGTTCTAAGGGCATATCATGTCTTTCCCTGTGATATCTATATTCTGAATGAGCAGGAAAAAGTCATAGAGAATGTCATGAACGGTCTTTATGGCAACCCTGTTGATCTGAATGTCATTGAAATCGATTATATGCCAGTAGCACGTCGTATTGACGTTGACGGTGACAAAGCATCTATTCTACTCAATGGAGCCTATATGCAGGAAGATATTATTTCTGATGTTTTCATCAACTCTGCATCAAATGGCTCTAAAGCCTTACCTGAATTCTATGACGCTCTCTTTATTGAACCTAAAGAAGAGGGCGTTGATATGCGTTCATGGGTTGAAAGTTCTTCTGCAACTGAGATTCCTGTCCAGGAGAAAGTAACCTTTGACGACCTAATGAAGAAAGTTCAGGCAGGTAAGAAATTAAAACCATCGGCTCCTAAACAGGATGAAGATTTCATCTATCAGTGGCTTGATGCTTATTTCAGACTTCCTGAAGGTCAAGATATGAAAGCTGGCGGACGTGAAGTCGTACCCCTTCTGATTGGACCTACAGGTGTCTTCAAGTCCGCTACTGTGAAAGAGCTCTGTGCTAAGTATGACTATCGTCTAGTAGATTTCAGAGTATCTTTCACATCAAGACTAGACTATTCAGGTCTGTTCCAGATGGGAGAAGTAGATGGAGAGAAATATTCCTATGCCTGTCCTATGGAAGAGCTTGTTACCTGTTCAGATGGCTTCCGTGAGTATTGTCGTAAGGCATATGACCATGTATCTGATATCCTAACCAAAGGATATATCGAGGAAAATAAATCTTCTGATGGAATCAATACAGAATCTACTCAGACCCCTCTGACAGATGACCAGAAATCTGAGCTTCAGAAACTTCTGAAATCCTATAAAGAATATATGAAAACTCCGGTTTTATTTCTTGACGAAATCACGCGTTGCACCGACGCCGGAGTAGAGGGAGTCTTGGTTCAGTTATTGAATCAAAAGAAGTTCAATAATATGACAATGCAAGGCTGCAAATTCGTTGCAGCTACTAATATGAACCTAAGAACAGGTGATACTCGTCATGATGAGCATATGTCTGAGCTTGATGAGATGTATGATGTCAATACTGACCTAGACGTTGCCTATTCAAACCGTTTCATGCCTTTGAAAGTTCTTCCTAATGACGTAGCACCTCGTTGGTATTCATGGGCTGAGCAGGAAAAGACAAAAGACGGAAAGACAATCAAGAATATCCATCCTATCATTTTAGAGTTTCTGAAAAGCTCTGACGGATATGTCAACGGTCAGTCTTTACTCTATAACGAATCACCAGTTCTTGATGCTATTGAAAATGGCTTAAGCGAGAACGAACAGAAATCACAGACATTCCCTAACTATCGTACCTGGGAAATGCTTTCTGATTATATGTACGCCATCGACAAAGAGTTCGAGAGAGCATCCAAGGAAGATACTAAAGTCAGTCGGGAATATAGAACAACAATCATTGAAGGTCTTATTTCCAAATGGGCATCAGATATCTTCATTAGATTCCTGAACTCTAAGGGATATAAACCCTATGTAGAAACTCATGGAGCACCCACAGATGATGTCGGTGATTTCCTTGAATCAACTCTTGACGCTGGAGTTCCTGCTCTTATGATTGGACCTAGCTCCCTAGGTAAGACTTCAAGAGTTAATGCCTATATCAAGAAGCAAGAGAAGAAAACAGGTCTGAAGCCTGTCTTAATCAATGTCAATCTAGCTTCTAAAGATACCGTAGATCTAATGGGTATGCCGACAAAGGTAACCTTAACCGATTATGTTGGAGGCGGAAAACTGTCTTCAATGGGTCTAGGTAGTGTCAGCAAGGATCTGAAAGACATCGTTGATTCAGTTGCTGGCAATCCAGATTATGGAATGACTGACACCCTAACAGTTCGTGCTCCTGATAAGACTATCAAAGATCAGTTCGAGACTGCGTTACGTGAAGGTCGAGAAGTTGTATTACTCTTTGATGAGTGTAACCGCGTGAAGAACCCCACTATCATGTCTTCAATGTTTGAGGTCTTATCAGATAGTCGGTTTGCTGGTGTGTCTTTCAAGAACATGAAAGATAGAGTCAAAGTCATTGCTGCTTGTAATATGGCTTCATCTGAGATGGGTGAGAACCTTGAGTGGGGTGAAGTTGGTGACTATGGCAATGCAGGTTCATTAGACCCAGCTCTTGCAGCTCGTTTCTCAGTCTATTGGAAAAAGAACTACGATGCTAATGATGTTAAATCATGGATAGCATTCATGGAA